GGCGTTATATGGAGTAAGGAGTGGAAAAAATGGAGAACAAGAATAACCATTGATTGGAAATTAATCCATATCGGTTATTTTAAAACAGAGGAAGAGGCTGCCCTTGCGTATAATGAAGCAGCAAAAAAATATCATGGCGAGTTTGCTAAGATAAATATCGTTGAAAGGAGGTAAGCACTATGAAAAAGAAGATGACAATGAAGGCGACGGCTAAAAAGCCCGATCCGGAAAAGAACATGATGAAGGGCGGTAAAACTGCTCCGTTCAAAAAACAAGCGACCACCAAGAAAAAGAAAAAGTAATAATGCTGATTGACGCGGTACTCTATAATGGCGAGGAGGATTTGCTCGAATTTCGTCTTCGGCTATTATGGAGCCGCGTTGATAAATTCGTGGTGGTGGAAAGCAATCATACGTTCAGCGGAAAGCCCAAAGAGTTTTCTAGCTTCGGAAGATTCTCATGGGCGGCAGAAAAGCTTTTGGTGTCTTCGCTCTATATGAAGCCCGATTCAAATCCGTGGATCAACGAGGCTAATCAGCGCAACGCCATTGTTGATGCCTGTAATAATTTTGGCAATCACGATATTTTAATGGTGGGTGACGTTGACGAAATACCCAGTCACGCCGCCGTGGATTTTAGAAGAGCGAATGATCTTCTATACCCTATGGCCTGTGACCAGCGCATTGTCCCTTACAGCCTTGACTATGTGCGCGATGACAATGGATGGCGCGGCACGGTAATGTGCGATCTTGGCTATGCACGCGGGCAGACGGCGCAGGGCGTGCGGGACATGCGCCAGCGTTATTCCCCGTTCCCTAATGGCGGCTGGCATCTTACCTATTTTGGCGGTGCGAAGATGATAAAGCGCAAGCTTGAATCCTATTCCCACCAGGAGAATAATACACCGGAGATAATGGAGCGTATTGAAGAGTGCGTGAAAATTGGAGGCAAATTATTACCCGAAGAAAAAGAGACTAAAATAATCCACGTTGATCAATCTTTTTACCCTGAGTATTTTATTAACCTAGCCCCTAACCATTGGTGGAGAAAACAATGATAACGATTAAGGTAGTCCCGGTTGCTGAGCACCAGACGCATCGTGATGATTTTTATAAGAGCATAGATAGCAATGCCTCGGACCCTAAATCCTATGAGGTGATTCAACTTGGTGAATCTGCGGGCCCGGATTCCCGCATCACTATATTTTTGCCGGATGATTGCCTTGTTCTTGGGCGTCAGTGGGATAAATATATAAATTATGCCCTCGATAACGGGCTCCCTCAAGGTGCTCCCGATACCCCGGAAAAGTGGCCAACATGGAGGAGCCATGTTATCCGCCGTCTTGGGCTGGTGGACCGGAACCATAGCGGTATTTACCCGGATTTGAAGGTAGAATTACCTGTTGCCACATCGTAGGGCTTACTGTAGCATTGTATTCCATGAGCTTAAAAACATCGAAGGCGTTTCGAGCGTGGCGCAAACGCATGAACCTTACGCAAAAGGCAGCGGGAGACGCTCTTGGCCTTTCCGAAAATGCCGTGCGGAATTACGACCTTGGCCGTCGCTGTGACTGGCCGGTTGATGTCGAGGTTCCCAAGCACGTTCTGCTCGCTTGTCATGCCGTAGAGAAAAACCTTCCTCCTGTGAGTTGATATGCTAGTTAAGATAGGCAATGTTTGGGTTGATCCCACCAAGGTAGAGGCTGTTGATCCTATAGCGGGACAAACGGGGTGTAATATAGTTACCGGGGGTAGAAGCTATCGCTCTGAAGTAGATTCTCCAGCAGGAAATGAGATGGCCGATAAATATGCTATCATCATAAACACAGCCCTTCAAACCCAGACTTTTGGAGGTGGGCTAGATGAAGAAACCGCCGAAGTCAAAATTACCCCTTAAGGTCCGTATCGGCTATCAGGATGTGTCTGTCCACGTCATTGGTGATGACCAAGACGGCAGGCTTCAGGATACTGAGGGTTTTTACCAGTCCAGCAAGGCGATGATCTGCATCAATGAGAAGCAATGCCCTTCCGAGCAATTTGCAACACTCATCCACGAATGCCTACATGGCATCTTCTATGTCTATGGTATGAGGGAGATTATCGAGGAGAAAGATGATGAGGAGTACGTGGTAAATACCATGGCTTCTGCAATCATTTCCCTGTTTCGCGACAACCCGTTTCTGATGAATGGGATTAAAGGGTGACAAACGTACAGCAAGAATGGGTCCCTCTTTTTCGTGAATTTATTAAATATATTCGCATCAACAGTAAAGAGGTTCCGTCCGTTGACATCAGGGGCGCTCCTTTAGAGCTTTGGCCATCACAGGAAATGGCTCTTAATTGTATAGTGAAAGGTCTAGAAAAGGGCGCTCACACCTTCATGTTTGGTAAGGCCCGTCAGCAGGGTATTTCTACCTTCATAGAAACGCTCGATCTATTCTGGCTTGCCATGCACAATAACATGATGGGCGCGTATATCATCGATAAAGACAAGAACCTTCCTGCGATCAGAGATAAAATTCGCCGCTACTTTGAGTCTTTTCCCCCAGGATTCTTTGGCAAGAAATTCAAGATTGAGAACGACAACAAAGACTTCATGCTTTTCAGCAATGGAAGCCGCCTTGACTTCCTGACTGCTGGCGTTGGTAAGAAGGAAACAAATTGGGGTGAGGGTAAGGGCTATGCCTTTATTCACTCGACTGAAACCGCGAAGTACGGAAACCCCGATGGGCTTGCATCGTTCCGTTCGACGCTGGCTGAAAACAACCCTGACCGATTATTTATCTATGAGTCCACCTCCAAGGGAATGAATCACTGGAAGGAGATGTGGGAGGAATTCGGGCGCGATGAGTTCCGTAAGCGCCGCCTGTTCATTGGCTGGTGGGGCAATCCTTATAACATAATGAAAAAGAATACCCCGGCCTATAAGGTGTATGGGGTGGCCGATCCCGATCCTGAGGAGCAGGATTTGATGGAGAAGGTCGAGCGTGACTACGGCTACAAAGTAAGCCGTGAGCAGCTTGCATGGTATCGCCAACAGCACGCAGATATCACCACCAGCGCTGAAGCAATTAACCAGAACTTGCCCTGGACCATTGAGCAGTCGTTCGTCGCCACTGGCTATTCCTTTTTTCAAATGGGGATACTCACTCAGGAGCTAGAGCGCTGCCGAAAGCTTCCATACAAGGGCTATAAATATGTCATGGGAAATGATTTCTGGTCGGTGGTGTGCGAGCATATCTACGATCCCAACCGGCGCGAAGAGGTTGTCCTTCGTGTATGGGAGGAGCCGCATCCTGACGCTACCTATGTCATAGGATGTGATCCGGCATGGGCGCGAGATGAATATTCGGATCGTCATGCGATTCAGGTGTTCCGCTGCTTTGGCGATAAGATGCTGCAAGTGGCAGAGTATGCGGATAATGCCATTGATACGCGTCAATGCGCGTGGGTTCTCGCTCACCTGGCCGGGGCGTATCGTAATTGCATTGTCAATATCGAACTGAACGGTCCGGGTGGTGTCGTGTCTACCGAGCTTGAAAACCTTAAAGAGCGGATGAGGATTGATCCGAAGTTTGATGTTGCTACTGGGAGAAACGAAAACTGGGATGATTTCTTGTCCAATGCTCGATGGTATCTTTATAAGAAGGCCGATAGTTGGGGTCCGGGCATGGTCAAATATTGGGAGAGCACATCCAAGACCAAGGTTCAGATCATGCACCTCCTGCGCGATAAATTTGTAACGGAGCAAATCATCATACGCAGCAAGCCCTTGGTCGAGGAGATGATTAACGTTATTCAGGACGGAGATTCTATTGAAGCCCCTGCTCCTGCTAAAGATGATCGTGTGCTTGCAATGGCGCTGTCTGTGCGTACATGGGTGGATTCCGTAATGATGCCGTTACTCTCCCAAGGGGAGACGTGGGATGCCTATCTTCGGTCCGAATCTGGGGAACCTCTGGACAAAACAACTAAATTCGTCAATAATATAGTAAGCAATTTTCTTCAGAATGCGGAAGAGCGGGCAGAAATACCGCAAATACCCGCTGGTAAACAGTGGCTATACGACAAGGGATTCATCTAGGGAGACTGTTATGGCGGAATTTAAGCGCGGTCAGAAACATTTAAAGGAAGAGCATCACTTCACACCGGCCTTGCCACCGGAAGAGGAAGTTCAGGCTGTTGAGCCCGAATCCGTTGAGGCTGTAGTAGAAAACCCTACGTTGTCACAGGAAGAAGATGTTACTGGCTTGGTCCAGATGGACTCTATTGCTTTACCGGAGCCGGATATTATCGAATCTGAGCCGGAACCTGCTGTAATCGAGCATACACCCTCTCCCGCTGAGCAAAAAATACAGAAGTTAGTGGGTGAGCCTGTAAACGGGTGGAAGCATATCGAATCAGCGGCGAGAAACGGGATGCCTCTCCGTCTTTCTTTGGCCCCTGAAGGCGATGGGATAGTTGCTTACTGGAAACGTACCCGCTCATTCAATGCGAAGCGCTGGCAGGAAACGGGGATATGGTGTGATTTTATCACGACTATTCCGCTGGCATTCTCTCCGCTATTTTGGAAGCCAAGGTTTGATTGATGGCATATCGTTCAACATACCGTTGCTCCGAGTGCAAAAGCACCTTTGAAAAGACGACACAGGGGTTTCCAAAGAAAGACCCAGCTTGCCCGACATGCAAGAAAATGAAGCGCGTTCATATGAAGGGATCGGTATCTGACAAAACCCATAATTTTGGGGAAACGGATATTGTTGGCGGAACACCGGAAAAACCTCAGAAATCCTTTTCCATGGGCGGCACCAATGCACACAAGGCATTTGATAAGACTGCTGAGATTGTCATGCAGGACTATGGCATGACTGACATTAATATGAACAGCAACGTCCGTGACGGGGATAATCTTGTTCCGAAATTACGCGCCGATCTTGAGGAGCGTGTCAATAAGGGTTGGGGTGATAAGCCCAACAAGGTCGCCGGAATGCAGCATGCGGGAGCCTCGCTTAACAAAGCGATCACCAGCCAGATTAACTCCAATTCCTTCAAGGGCAGTGGTGACGTAGTGGCGCGTCAGCAGAAAACCGGCTATAAAGTTCCCACCAATTTTATCGGTGAATTTGACAATAGGGGTAAACCGAATTGAGAATTCCTAGCGGAAAAAAAACTGGGGCTTTCGCAAATGAAATATTCGCGCAATGTACCGCGTCGAAAAAGGAGCGTCTTCAAAGGGGCTCTATGTTTCGCAATCTGTACCTTACCGGAAGCGATGATGGGAATCTCGCTACCTATAACGAGATATTTCCGTTCATAGAAAATTTAGCTGCTTATCTCTATTCTCCGGTCGAGCTTAAATTTATTATTGATTGCTATGGCTCGTCTAATCCGAAAGACCGGGCGATACGTAAGGCGGCGTCCTCGGATTTCCATAAGCAGTTTCGTCGCGGCAATACCGATATGCTTCTTTCCGATGCTACGGTATGGGCGTTAAACAAGGGCAAGACATTCATCAAGAACGGCTGGTCATCGCACGGCTTCAAGGATTTTCTGGTGCAGCCGGAAATGATGGGGGTTTTAGAGGAGAATTTAGGATCCCTAGATGACCAGGATGCGTTTTGCTATACGACCTATCTGACCCCGGACAAGCTTTACCGCTTGCTCCGCACCCATCCAGACCGCGAAGATTTAATGCGTAGGGCAACGAAGTATGTCCAGCAGGGTGCCGGTAGCGATGATCCTGAGCATGATAATACGCTGCGCCAGATTGTCGTCGGTGGTATGCAGCCCTATCAGGTGCAGGGGCAGGGCAATGCCAATAATCGCGGGCAGGTTCGCTGGATGGATGCGCCGGTTCCTCAATTTTCCGCTGATGTTATCTCCTCCCTTATTCCTGTGCATGAATTATGGATATGGGATGATGAGCGGGAAAACGAAAAAGAGGAAATGGATGGGGAGTATACAGTCATCCAGTTTATTGGTGAGGATGTCGTATTGTTTGGCGATTTGACGCACCGAAATTTGTTTGCCGACCAGTACGATCCCAATAACACCATAAAGAAATTAAAACCGACTAGTTCTAATCCTCTCGCCGGTCATCACCCCTTCACTGAAATTTGCCCGAACCCACTTGACGGATATTTCTGGGGCATGTCGGAAATATTTAACGTGGCTCTGCTGCAAAAATCCATTACCGCCCGTGTGGATGGCATCAACCAGATGCTTCGTCGCCAAGAAGATCCGCCGAAGTTCTTTTCTGGTACGGGCGGTATCAAGCAGGCAGCTTATAGCATAATGAAAAAGGCGGGTGGGTATTTAACCGATTCCAACCCGGCGGCAAAGGTGCAGGATTTATATCCGCAATTGCCAGAAAAGATATTTGAATCCCTGCATGAATTCCTAGCTATGTTTGACCGCATGGCAGGCATGACTGCTACCATGAGCGGGCGCGGAGAATCCGGTGTTCGTTCGCAGGGGCACTCGGATACGCTGACTAAAAACGCGGCTCCAAGATTTAAAGAGCGAGCGCTTGGTCTTGAGCGCCAGATTGAATCCATGGGTGGATTAAAACTCGACCTGTTGAAAGCGCGTGTTCCCTATACAATGCTGGCATGGGTTCCTGAGAAGGCAGCGGGACTTGAGGGAAAAATACCGCTTGATTTCCCAGAGCAGCCGCCGGTCCCTGGTCTTGTTCCCGTTGAATTCACGTTTTACGATCTGCCGGATAATTGCAAGGTATCGGTTGATAGCCATTCATCGTCACCCGCCTTTACGCAGGAAAACAAAACACTGATATTTGACGGCTTGAAAACCGGATTGATTGACCAGGAATATGCGATTGAGCATTTGAATATGCCGAGCGCGGATTCAGCGATAGAGGCCCTACAAATAAAGAAGGCGGAAGCTGCGGCATTCGCGGCCCAACATCCAGAGCTGGCCGAAAAACAAGCCGAGAAATCACACAAGAAAAAGTAACCCCACATCGTAGATAAACCCAACGTTGTAGCGGTCAAGTTACTGAAATATATCAAAAAACCGTTGATTCACTGAATAACCTATGCAATACTCGTAATTGCAGTAGGGTTTTTCTTATTGCTCGTTCGTGCGATTCACGAAACGAAATATGGGGTAGGACCTTCTCCCATATCTCAAGCAACGGAGATTAAAATGACACCGATGTATAAACGTGGCCGTAAGGGTCATCGCAAGGGTCGCAAGTAGTCTTGCGATTTTTAGGAAAAGGGTGGGGCTAAGGTCCCACCTCTTTCTTTATTTAGGTTAACTAGGAATTATTGATGCCAATGCAAATGCCTCCAGCCGGTGGACTTCCATCCCCCCTTACTCAAGGGCATCCCAATGCGGGTGGGCCGACGCAACAGCAGGGCAATCAGGGAAATATCCAGGCTGCGCTGGTTAAAGTCAAGGCAGCAGCAAAGATGCTGGAAGAAGCGCTCCCTCTCATTCCATTCGGTCACGACAAGCATATAAAACTCATGAAGATCGTCTCCGAGCTGGCTAAGGAAGTTAACGAAGCAAATGTGAGCGCCCAGCAGGAATCTTCCTCGCTTCAATCGGCAGCTCAGAATGTAGCAAAGCAGGCACCCATGGCCGGTATGGCCAGAATGATGGGTGCCGGACAAGGTGCTGGGCAGCCCCCGGCGCAAGCAGAACAACCACAGGCGGCATAGGAGATATTTATGGCTGATAGCACCTCAACTTCCAAATTCCCCGGACCCTATGTGAACTCGGTCCGTGAAAACGACCCGATTGTTATCCGTGTTAATCAGGATAAGGGTGAAATTGGCTCGCGTAGCTCTGGTATGCCTGGCGGCATGATGACTGAAGGCATGATGATTGAGCATGTCGGCAAGAATAACGCAGGTTAATGGAGATCGCCATGTCAGATGAAATGATTGAAGTATCTCGCGCTCGCCTTAACCAGCTTGAGGGCATTAACAAGCTCACCAGTGAGCTTTGGAACGATCCTAAAATCGGCATGAAGGTCAAGCAGCTCACCAAGGAAAAATTTCCTAACGCCAACATTCCTGAAGTGGATGCCATCAATGAAATCCATAAATCGGAAAGTGAACTAGTTACTCGTGTAGAGGCCAAAGAAAAGGCTATCGACGAGAAAATTTCCGCTTGGGAAAAGAAGCAGCAGGAAAAAGAAGCCAAAGAAATTGATGACCGGGAAACTTCTCGGTTTGAATCCGAAGTTCAGGCCACCAAAAAGAAATACCAGCTCTCTGCTGAGGGCATGGAAAAAGTATTTGCTCGGATGAAAGAAAAAAACAATCCGGATGTTGAGGCTGCGGCTGCATGGGTCACTGACCATGAGCAGGCCGCAAAGCCCCTTGACCAGCCCGGCTATGGCTCGCAGAGCATGGATTTCCAGAACTCCTTTAATTCCGCACAGGATGACAAGGATTGGGAAATGCTCAATAAGAACCCTTGGGATATGAAATTTGCCGATCAGGAAATCCGCCGTATTACTGCTGATTTCAACAATGGCAGAGGTGGTCTATACGGTGCAAACGGTATGGGCGGCGAACTTTAAAAATATAGGAGATAACGCATGGCTTTCCCAACCACATTTCAGTCGCCCGTAGCATCCGGGATCGTGCCATCGGGTGGCACTGGTGCCCAGCTCGCGGCGATTACGCGCCGTGCAGTTGTTCCGACGGTATTCTGTCAGATTTACCAGTCTCACCCCCTTCTTTCGCTCCTTTTCTCGAATTCGCAGCGTGCTAAGGGCGGTGTTGGTGCTATCACCATTCCGGTTCAGGGCGCTCCCTTTACCCAGGCCTCGTGGGGCGGTTTTGGCGGTGACTTCGCTATGCCCACCGATCAGGAGGCGATTACCAATCTTCAGTTTAACCTGAAGCTACTCCTTGATCCGATTGGTTTCTTTGGTATGGAGGCTTTGGTTCAGTCTTCGGAGGTTATTATCCCCAAGCTTCGCGTCGTAATGTCGGATGCGGCTGTGGTGATGAAAAAGCTTCTGGCTTCGGCTATTTACACGAATAACGCTGCCAACCCGCAAATCATTGATTCTCTGGTTCAGGCTTATGATAACGGCACCAACACCACCTCGTATGGCGGTATTACTCGTGCTGGCAATCCTTGGATTAACGGCCAGTATTATCCTAACAACGCCGCTGCAATGACTACTCGTGCGGGTGCGGCATCGCTGCTTACGCAGATTGCCACCGGTGCCGGTGGTGAATCCCCCGATTTCATGGTGATGAACCCGGCCAATTGGGCTGCCCTCATGACTGATTTCATGGGCTATGAACAGTATCAGACCACTCCGCGCAGCAAATACGGCAAGGATGATGTGGTCAATGCCGGTTTCCGGGCAATCCGGGTTCTCGATACCCCGATTTTCCCCGATCCGTTCTGTCCGCTCGGCCAGGCATTCGCCATTAACTCGCGTTACCTGTCGCTTTACCTGTCGGAATATGCACCGTTTGCGTTCTCCGGCTTCCATTCACTGATTCCGCTGGGCCAGATTGCCGATATCGGCGTTCTGTTCTCGGCGCTTGACCTAGTATGCGCCAAGCCGTCTTCGGGCGCTTATATAACGGGTATTTCTAATTCGGCATGGAACAGCCCACTAGCAACCCCAGCCGTAGTATAAGGAGAGAATGACATGACGAATATTTATGGTGGACAAGGCGTATATCCTACCCCGCGTGGGCAGGCATCTATTGCCTTTGACTTGCAGCCGGGTGCGGCCAGGATTATTCCTGCCGGTAACTGGATGCTTGATCTTGGACCCTATACCTGCGTTCAGGAATATGATCCGGTACAGAATCAGTGGCAGTCCCCCGGTGGTGCCGGTAGCTTTGGCGATGGTCCGATTCAGGTTAATTCAGACGGCTTCAATTATCGCGCAGTCAATCTTTGCGGCACTATCGTTGGCGCATCGGTTACGACCGCT